CCTGCCGGCCGGAAAACGCAGCAATTCCTGCACCAGGTCGATGACCCAGGGTGCCGACCGCGGAAACAACACCTTGCCCATGCCGATGCGGCCGCGGATCGCCTGGGCGCGGGATGGCTTGTCGGTCGCACTGGTGAATTGCTTGCGGACCGCAAAGACCTTGCGCTCGAGCTGGCGCTTGGTGATGAACGGGCCGACCGACGCCTTGATTTGGCCTGCCTCCTCGGCCCAAGTGATGGTTTTCCACTTGGCCATCAGATCGATCAGCGCCTCGGCCCAGGCCGCCGAATCGGCATGCTCGCGCCATAGTTCGAGGATGTAGATGTCAGACAGCGGATCGAGCCCGACCACCATGTGGACAGTCCAGTCGCCGCCCTCGGCCTTGGTCGCGTAGTCACTGGCGCCATAGGTGCGCAGTTGCTCGCGCGGCGGCGGCGTGTCGTACCACCGGAACCACTCGTTCTTGAAATAATCGCCCGATTCCGGCATTGGCCGTTGCTGCCAGAGCGCCGACCAGTTGCGGGCGTCGCGCTTGGCGATGCGCAGCTGCTCCGGGGTGAACCATTCCGGCCACAGCTGTTCGCCGACCGCGCGGCCGAGCGCATCGTTCTCCTCGGCCTCGGCCGGCAGGCTGACGACCTCCCATGGCTCGCCACCCGCCTTGGCCTCCTCGAGGAGGCGCCCGGCGAGGTCGTCGTCATGCCAGCGGGTGCCGATGTAGATCAGTGCGGCATTGGGGATGAGCCTGGTCCAAAAGTCCGATTTGTACCATTGCCAGATATGCTCGCGGATCGGCGCCGAATCCGCCTCGGCGCGACCTTTGACCGGGTCATCAATGATCCCCAACGCGGCACGCCGCCCGGTCACGCTGGCGTCGACCCCGACGGCGAAATATTCGCCGCCGCGGGCGGTTTCCCAGCGCCCCGCTGCCCCGCTGTCCCCCGACAGCCCAAACCCGAAAGTCTCCTTGAAGATCGGCGAGCCGACGATATTGCGGACCCGGCGTCCAAACCGCTCGGCGAGCTCTTTTGAGTGACTGGCGGCGATCACCGGCAATGAGGGGTTGTTGCCCATGAACCAGGGCGGAAACAACACGCTCGCATAGGTCGATTTTGCCGAGCCCGGCGGCAGGAACAGCATCAGGCGTTTGATCTCGCCGGCGGCGACCCGCTCCAGCTTGCCGATGACGTACTTGTGATGCCGGGCGGGCTCGATGTCCGGCATCGCCAGCCGGATAAACTCGGGCAGTGATTTCCGCGCCGCCTCGCGCGCCGCCGCGGCCTCGTTTTCGCGGGCCCCGGCGGTGACCTCGGCGTCGACATAGCGCGCCACCCAATCCGGGTCCTCGCCGTCGGCGAGTTTGGCGTAGGAGAACCCCTTGCCGCTCAGATTGGCGACGTTTTCGGCCTGCGGCGAGCGCCCGGAGGGCTGGCGATAGAGCTCGATGTCGTCGCGAACGACCAGCCAGTGACCGGGCAACGGCATGCGCGAGGTACAGATGACCCCGCGCCAGCGCGAACCGCCCTCGAGACCCCCCGGATAGCGTCCGGCGATCAGCCGCGCATCGTCGAGCACCCCCTCGGCGAGATTGCGGGCGTCGTCGAGCCAGACTGCCGAGGCCTCGATGTTGGGCAAGCGCCGGCGATCGGCGCCCTCGTCCATCGCCAGGAACTCGATTTCGAGCAATCGCTGGATCGCGTCGCCAAAGTTGTAGAGGTAGGTATAACGCCGCTTTTTGGCGTCATAGACCCCATCGCGCACCCAATGCTGCACCGCCCGCACGGTCTGCGTTTCGAGCTCGTCGCGATGCTGCCGCACGACCACCCAGCGCCAGGCGCGCTGCTGTGGCCAGCGCACCGCACGCTGCATGACGTCAAAGACCGCGGCCGATTTGCGCCCGGCATAGACCGGACCGACAACGGCGCGCAAGCGATGGTCGGACTGGAGAAAAGCAGCAAGCTTCGCGCCGGGCGGACTGTAGCTGACTGTAGCCATGCCTCGATCCGGCAGATTGGAACCGTTTTAGTTGCGGTCCCGGTTTGTTCGCGGGGCGCTGACGCCCCTCACCATCTTAGCTCAAAATCTTGATCAGTGGTCGACCACCTTCGTCAAGAGGTTTGTGTCGATTTTGTGTAACCCCTTGGCACTCTTCATGTTGCATAGTGAGCGCGCAAGATCCCGAGATCGGCGAGCAGGATGCCGGACGCCGCGAGCCGCGAAACCCGCCTCGGTCCCCAGCCTATTTCGAGGGCCCACCTGGTCAGCGGGAGCTCCAGGCCAAGAACATGCCAGGCGCAGGATCCCCCAGGCGACCCGATCCCGCCCAGCGCATCGACCGCGCTGAGCACCCCAAGCCGAGCCGCTTCGCTGCCTTCGGCAAAGAAGCGCCCGTTGTTGCCGTTCGCGAGCACCACGGGAATCCGCGTCGTGTCGTTGCCAAAGAGCCCATCGAGATGAGCGCGGCGGAAGTCGTCGTGAAAGCGGTCCGCTGCCTTGGCCTCGCGTTCGGTGATCGTTTTCTCGCGCAGCATGCAGCCGATCGTGTCCAGCGCCCGCAGCGGTCTCGACCACTCGCCGTTTGCGTCCTCGATCGGCCGCGGCAATCGCTCGATCGGACCTCGCGCCCGCCGCTCCGCTGTTACCGTCAACAAAACCAGTTCCGCACGACCCCGACCGCGCCGAGCCTTTGGCATAATTCCCCCTCCAGTTTCCGCTATGGTGAGTGATGACGACACCGGTGACACTCGAATTTTTGGGCCAGGAGCTGGCACTTGTGCGCACCGAGCTGCGCTGCATCATCGAGACGCTATGCCGCCTCGACGAGACGCACACACATCTCGACCAGCGCCTGATCGCCATGCGCGACGAGGTCCAGGACGCGCAGTCGGCGATGCGCAGTGTCCGAGCCGAGCTCGCGGCCCACCATCGGCTGCAGGATCAAATCGGCAAGCGGCTGCACCGCCTCGAACAAACGGCTGCGCTGGGTACCAAGGGCAAAACCCAATGAAACCGAAACTTGCCTCGAAACAGGCGCCAAAACCCGGCCGCTGTCAGGCGCTGGTGCTGAGTGATCTATTGAGCAACACAAGCCTGCGGCTGACGCTGGGGATGAACATCGGCGTCGATCGCTACGGCCAGCTATCCGACCGGGTGATCGCCGCGGCGCTCGCCTCGAACCCCGAACACGGCCCGTATTCGCTACGGCAATGCACCCGCAAGCCAGTGACATGGCGCGCCGGGAAACCAGTCTGCCGGCTGCACTACAAAGCCCGGTATTTCTTACCGTGGACGCCTCGGGCCGGGACGCGCCTGACGGATGCCTTGCGTGAGTTAGACAGGATTGTCGCGATAAACCAGCCCCGCATTCCCGACGATGCCTTTCGCCGGGCCTGGGGTGAGACGCTGGAGATCACCGACTGGACCGGCTGGGTGCTGTCGCCGGCCGAGATGAACTTCGAACAAGCAGCTGCCTGGGCGCGCTCGATCGGCAGCACAAAGACGCTGCAACTGTCCTCAGGCGACACCCTCGCCCGTCTGCCATCAAGCTGCTAACCTTCAGATTTTCCAGTATAAATTTTTTTGGCGACAGAGCCGCTGCAGGGTGGCCCCGGCCTCTGGCGAGGCCGGCGGCCTCGTCGGCCTCGACCGGGGGGTATCTAGATATGGTAGTTAATTCCTATCTACCCACCAGATGTGGGGTCCCAAGGCTGCCGCGGGGATCCCAAGGCTGCCGATCGCTACACGGCGCAGCGGTCGAGGCCCTGGGTCGCGGCCGATCGCTAAAGGCTGCCGCTAAAGGCTGCCGCGAGGCCCTGGGTCGCGGCCGATCGCTACACGGCCTCGAGTCTATGCCGAACAAAGGAGCTGAAAGCCGCACAAACGCTACGAGCACGCTAAAGGCTGCCGCGAGGCCCTGGGTCGCGGCCGATCGCTACACGGCCTCGAGTCTATGCCGAACAAAGGAGCTGAAAGCCACACAAACGCTACGAGCACGCCCTGAACAAGGGAGGGCTCAGCCCGCATTTCTGCGGCTCTCAGCATCATCCCTACGCGATCGAACGCCACTCTCCCTACACGTTCGCGCCCTGTTCACGGTTTTTCGCGTTCCGGCTGCAGGTCAACATGTCAACCTGCTCACATGATTGCATGTCAACACTTCAACCCGCCGCGGTCCGGCCGGCCGCCGCGAAATCTCGCACCGAGGCGCCCGGGCGTGGCAAAGCGCCTTTCAGCCGCAGTATCAGCCCAGTATTAAACCCTGCCCGAATTACGCGAGTGATCGTGCTCAATGCCCGCAACTGCACCGAGCATGGGCGACTTGGGCGGACCAATCGGATGAAAGGACAGGCGCGCCCGCGCGCAGGCGCATAGACTATTCATCCAAAACATCCGCCCAGGTCGCCCAAAGCGAACGCGATCAATCCCTTAGGTCAGCTCCCACGGCCCCGAGCCATCGCGATCAAGCGGCAACTCAGACTGGTGACCGCGCAGCGCAATACCCCAAAACCCGCGTTTGCCATTTGGCAATCTTTTGGCGTGCTGTAGCCCTTCGACACCCTCAAGCCGAGCAATGAACACCTGTTGGGTCGGAATAAAACCGCGGCCCTGCATAAACTGCGCAAAGTCTTGGTGTAGCTCACGCGACGACGCATAGAGCTCGAAATTTGACCGGTCGCAGCGCTCCTCCAGCCATTCCGTCATCTGATCCTCTAGCACGAAGTAATCTTCGGTCGCGTCGGTCACGAT